ACGCCATCGTCACTTGCTGGTCGGACGCAATGGTCGCGCACCACGAGTCAAGCAAGTTTCCGCCCGTGCGGGGCTTGCCGCCCACGCCCGATCCGCTGGCACTCGATGCCGCCAATCCGTTCACGGATCTGGAGGACGACCTGCCCTGGGAAGAACCGAAGGGGAAGAGGCCATGATGGACTTCAATTCCTCATCGAGCATCGCGGGCCAGGTCACCGCCTTGGTCGACGCCGGGTTGCAGCAGGCCCACGCTCGTCAGTCTGAGCGCCAGTACCTCGGGGCCTCGCGCCTCGGGGTGGCCTGCGAGCGCGCGCTGCAGTTCGAGTACGCCAAGGCGCCCATCGACCACGGACGGGACACCCCGGGCCGGATGCTGCGCATCTTCGAGCGTGGCCATGTCATGGAGGACTGCATGGTCGCGTGGCTGCGGGACGCAGGCTTCGACCTGCGCACGCGCAAGGCGGACGGCGAGCAGTTCGGCTTCTCGGTGGCCGATGGCCGACTGCAGGGCCACATCGACGGCGTCATCGTCGCGGGCCCCGAGGGCTTCGCCTATCCCGCGCTCTGGGAGTGCAAAGCCTTAAGCAACAAGTCCTGGCGCGAGCTGGAGAAAAAGGGCTTGGCCATCGCCAAGCCCATCTATGCCGCGCAAGTGGCGATTTACCAAGCCTATCTCGAACTGCACGAGCATCCGGCGATCTTCACGGCGCTCAACGCCGACACGATGGAGATCTACACCGAGCTCGTGCCCTTTGACGCGGCGCTGGCCCAACGCATGTCGGACCGGGCGGTGAAGGTCATCACGGCGACTGGGGCGGGAGAACTCCTGCCACGCGCCTTCCAGGACCCGACCCACGTCGAATGTCGGATGTGCGCGTGGCAAGACCGTTGCTGGAGCGAGCAATGAACCATACCCAATCGCACGTACCTACGGCGGAACCGATGGTAGGGGCGCGCCACGCTGCCCGTCTGCTCAATCTTCCGCCGTACTACTTCACCAAACCTCGGTGCCGCGTCTCGAAGCGGATTCCTCATTACCGGATTGGCCAGATGGTTCGATTCCGGATGTCGGAGCTCCGGGCATGGGCAGTTGCGCAAGGAGACGCTCATGAGTGACTACCGTGTTCGCATCACCGTGCGCAATGCCCGTTTGCTGCGCGCCATTGAGCGGGCGGGTCACAGGCCGGGCGCACCGTTTGCTGCCGCCGTCGGCATCAGCTACTACGGGGCACTGTTGCCCTACCTCAATCTCACACGCTCGCCGCTGACACCGGATGGGTTGTTGCGGGAATGTGCATGGGCCTTGTGCGACTTTCTGAACGCATCCCCCTCCGATCTGTGGTCGGATGCCCAGCTCCGACCACTGGAGACAAACCATTCCAGCGTCGATCTGGATGCAGACAGCGTGCAAGCCCTGGCCTGTGGAACGGCATCTGCCGACCCGCTGCGGCTCGCCAGCCACGCGCAGGCAGGTCGCATCATCCAGGACGCCCTCGATTCGCTGACACCGCGTGAGGCGGATGTGATCCGCGAGCGCTTCTTTGCGGGATCGTCGCTCGACGAAATCGCCGAGAAGATGAAGGTCACGCGCGAGCGCGTCCGTCAGATCGAGGGGAAGGCGCTGCGCAAGTTGCGCCACGAATCTCGCATCCCGCAGGAGCTGGCCGGTGTCGCCGATGTGATCGGAGGTGCTGCCGATGCTTGACTTCAATGACACCCCAAAACCAGTCGAGCCCACGCGCATCCTTGATGACAGCGAACGCGAAGAACTGCGTGCCGAACTGCTCGCGCGTCTTGAATCCGTTCTGATCGCCTTGTTCCCAGCGGGCAAGAAGCGCCGTGGCAAATTCCTGATCGGTGATGTGCTGGGCAGTCCTGGCGATAGCCTCGAGGTGGTGCTCGATGGCGAGAAGGCCGGACTGTGGACGGATCGCGCGACGGGCGATGGCGGCGACATCTTTTCGCTAATCGCCGGGCATTCTGGCCTCAACATCCATACCGAGTTCAGTCTTGTTCTGGGTGCGGCTGCTGATCTGCTCGGTCGCGCCCGCGAGATGCCAGTGCGCCGATCCCGCAAGAAGGACGCGCCGGTGGACGAACTCGGCCCAGCCACCGCCAAGTGGGATTACCTCGATGAGGCGGGCCGTCTCATCGCCGTCGTCTACCGCTACGACCCACCCGGTCGCAAGAAGGAGTTTCGGCCCTGGGATGCCAAGCGGCGCAAGATGACGCCGCCCGAGCCGCGCCCGCTGTACAACCAGCCAGGAATGACCCGTGCCGCGCAAGTGGTGCTGGTCGAGGGCGAGAAGTGCGCGCAGTCGCTGATCGACGCGGGCATCGTGGCCACCACCGCGATGCACGGCGCGAACGCTCCGGTCGACAAGACCGACTGGTCGCCGCTGAAGGACAAGGCCGTGCTGATCTGGCCCGACCGCGACAAGCCGGGCTGGGAGTACGCAGCACAAGCCGCACAGGCGGTGCTGGCAGCAGGCGCAAAGTCCTGCCACATCCTGTATCCGCCCGAGGAGGCGCCGGAGGGTTGGGATGCGGCGGACGCCATCGCCGAAAGCTTCGACGTCGCCACCTTCCTCACTCACGGCCCGCGCCTGCAGATGCACGACGTGGCCGATGTCGACGAACCGGTGGTCGGCAGCGACGAGTCCGTATGGGGTACGGAGGATGCGCTGGCGCTGGCCTTCACCCGCCGCTACCACCGGGATTGGCGCTATGTCGCGGCGTGGGGCCGTTGGCTGGTGTGGGATGGCCAACGCTGGCGCACCGAGGACACGCTGGCCGCCACCGATCTGATCCGCAGTGTCTGCCGCCAGACCGCCGTGCGCGCTGACAACCCCAAGGTCGCGGCCAAGTTGGCCAGCGCCAGTACGGTTGGCGGCGTCGAGCGACTGGCGCGTGCCGACCGCAGGCATGCGGCCACCACCGACGAGTGGGATGCCGATCCGTGGCTGCTCAATACGCCCGGTGGCGTGGTCGATCTCAAAACCGGACGCAAGCGGCCAAATGAGCGCTCTGACCGGATGACCAAGATCACCACGGCCACCCCGGACGGCGAATGTCCGCAGTGGATGGCATTCCTGGCCGACATCACGGGCGGCGATGTTGATCTGCAGTCGTATTTGCAGCGCATGGTCGGCTACTGCCTGACAGGGGTCACCAGCGCGCACGCCTTGTTCTTCCTGTACGGCACCGGTGCCAACGGCAAGAGCGTATTCGCCAACGTCATCAGCACCATCCTCGGCGACTACGCCGCCACCGCCTCGATGGACACCTTCGTCGAAACCCGTGGAGACCGCCATCCGACCGATCTGGCAGGCCTGCGTGGCGCGCGTTTCGTGACCGCCATCGAAACCGAGCAAGGCCGTCGCCTGAACGAATCCAAGGTCAAGGCCATCACGGGCGGAGACAAGATTTCTGCGCGCTTCATGCACAAGGACTTTTTCGAGTACACGCCGCAGTTCAAACCGGTGATCGTGGGCAACCACAAGCCCGCCATCCGCAACATCGACGAGGCAATAAAACGGCGGATGCACCTGATTCCTTTCACGGTGACGATTCCACCTGAGCGGCGCGATCCGCGTTTGACGGAAAAGCTGCTGGCCGAACGGGACGGCATCCTCGCATGGGCCGTGGCCGGGTGTCTTGCGTGGCAGCGCGAAGGCTTGAAGCCACCCGCCAGCGTTGTGTCGGCAACCGAGGAGTATTTCGAGGCCGAGGACGCGCTGGGCCGCTGGATTGACGAGCGCTGTGTGCGGGAGGCCAACGCCAAGTCACTGACTGCAGAGCTGTTCACGGATTGGAAGCAGTGGGCCGAGGCATCGGGCGAGTTCATCGGCTCGCAGCGACGTTTCTCCGATCTGCTGATCACCCGCGGACTCGAGAAGTGGCGCAACAGCATGGGCGTGCGCGGATTCCGGGGCATTGGCCTCAAGCATCCGCCGATGCCTGCCTATACGCCCTATGCGGACGACTGACTCCTATGAAAACCATGCTGCCTGACACAACCGACACATTTGCACTAAATCACGCTACACGCGTGCGCGCGCACGTGTAGAGAAGTTATGTGCGACTGCGCCAGTTGCGTCAGATCGGCAAGAAACCGGGACTGACTTTATGACCACGACCCTCCTTGCCCTCGATCTGGGCACTACCACCGGCTGGGCGCTGCGTGGACCCGACGGCCACATCACGAGCGGCTCCGAGAGCTTCCGGCCGCAACGCTTCGAAGGCGGTGGCATGCGCTATCTCAGGTTCAAACGCTGGCTCACCGAGATCAAGCAATCCTGCGACGGCATCGACTGCCTGCACTTCGAAGAAGTGCGCCGCCACGTCTCGACCGACGCCGCTCACGCATATGGCGGGTTTCTGGCCACGCTTACCGCCTGGTGCGAGCACCACGGCATCGCCTACCAGGGCGTACCGGTGGGCACGATCAAGAAGCACGCCACCGGCAAAGGCAACGCCAGCAAGGACGAGATGATGGCGTCCGTCCTTACCCGCGGTCACAGCCCCGCCGACGACAACGAGGCCGATGCGCTGGCCCTACTGTACTGGGCTATCGAACACCACGACTTCGAGCAGGAGGCGTGATATGGCGCGTAACGACTGGACGATCGAGGACGTGGCAGCCCGCTTCGAAGAGGCCGCCAGCACTGGGCGACGCCTGCCCCCGGTGCGGGTACAAGGCTATTTCAACACTTGGCCGGCCTTCGTCCGCCAAGAGTGGGAGGCATTCGCAGCTGACGAGAAGGTCTACCGCGCGTTCCCACCGAGCCCCGAGGCCATCGACCGGATGCTGGAGACGATGCGCTGGGTGCAGTGGCTGGAAGTCGAGCAGCGCCACCTGGTGTGGATGCGGGCCAAGCGCTACGGCTGGCGCGACATCACGATCCGCTTCGCCTGCGACCGCACTACGGCGTGGCGGCGCTGGCAGAAGGCCTTGCAGACAGTGGCCGACCATCTCAACCGCCGCGTCGTCAAAGGATCGTGTTTGAACGCGAATGGGCGTGGATAAGCTGTCATACGCTGTCATCGGCAACCAGCATCGGTTTTTGCCCCTGCAACAAAGCAAGCCGATCAGGGGTAGTATTTCAGCTATCTTCTGGACAGCAGTGACGGTTGAGGGGACGGCCCAAGGCAAAAGGGGTCCTTCTTGCCGAAAGTCCCATGCGGGGGGCGCGAGCGCGGCATTCGCCTAGCGTCCGACTGCAAACCAAGGTTTGCAGGGTTTGCAGTTTGCACCCGCC